TCGTCTCACGTGACTATGTACGCCGTGAGATTCCAATGGACCTTAACGTTACACAAGAGGAACAACGTGTTGATATTGAAGAGATGCGCGACTCTTTGCGCGTTGCTGTTGCTCAGTACGCTCAGGCGATACCGGCACTCGCGGCGCAAGGCCAAGACCCTTCACAGATTATCGGGCGTATCGCAGCTGTTATCCAAGGTCGCCAAAAGGGACAAGCGCTAGAGAACATTATCGAAAAGGCATTTATGCCAGAACCAGCCCCAACCCCAGAGATGCCACCTATGGCACCAGGTATGGAGCAACAGATTCCAGCAGCAGGTGTGGCCCCCGCTCCTGCCTCGCAGCAACCTCCACAAGAACAAGCTGGTCAGGCCCCTGCTGCTGGTCAACGTCCAGATATAGCCCAACTACTCGCTGGTATTACCGGCGCAGCTTAAGCAGAGGAGGTGTAAATATGAACAAAGGATCACGTGCAGCAGCACCTATGTCAAAGCCAGTTGAAGGCAAGAAGGATACCTCTAAGCCAGCAGGACCAGGCAAGGTTGTACCATCAATGATGCCAGCAGGCCGTCGCGGTACAGCAGTAAAAAAAGGCTAACAAATTTAGTGGAAGGTGTATGGGACGATGGACAATAATAGAATTCGTCGTCCTATACGCTCTTCTGACTTTGTTGTAGTACTTGCAGAAACTGCGTATAATTTATCGCAGGTTGTATCAGGATTTTTTGAATCATTATTAGAAATAAGTATTTACCATTCTAACCACAAGACTGAAACTAATCAGGCGTGGGAAGAGATGGCGCAAGACCTAGAGACTTTAGAGGAGGACCGATGACAACAGCACCAATGAATCCATTGGCAGGCGTAGCAGGTCCTGGAAAATACTCAGTACGCACAGATAACCTTGATATGGGTTCAACTGCATACGGAGAAGGTGTAGAGACAGCCGCTATTAAAGCAGGCGCTCCACTTGCAAAGACTGGCGAAGTACGAGGTATGCCAGCATCAGAAGTTCGTGCAATAGCACAAGAACCAGTTACTCCATTATTTGCTCCAACACAACGCCCTGAAGAAGAAATTACAGCTGGCGTTGACATTGGACCAGGCGTTGGATCATCAGCACTAATGATGGGTAAGTCTGCAGAGAAACTTTCAGATGCTTTAGCAAAGATGCTTCCATATGACGAAACCGGCGAAATAGGAATTCTTTATCAGCAAGCACTATCTAAAGGACAGTAATGGCTGAGAACTTAAAAGCAGCCGCATTTTCTGCAGGGCTAGGCCCTAACGAAAAGAAAAAAGTAGATGACTATAACAAGTCTCTTACCGTTCATAGAGAATTATTAAACCTTCCACCAGAGGTTGCAACAAAGGTCTATAACAATAAGCCAGCAAATCAGAAAAAAATTCTTGCTGACAATTATGGAACAGAAGATCCAGAGACAAAGCCATCTCGTGGCTGGCTAGGTACTGCTTGGGCTTATACCGGTGGTGCAATTAAAGAAGGTTTTACTCTAGGTCTAGCTGGTCTACAGAATGTATCTGACGTTACAACACGCGCCTATCGTGCTGTCGCTATTCCACTATCACAAGGTGAAATTGGATTTGCTTGGGATGAAGCAAACGATAAAGGCGATAAGGTTTTTAACGAAGGACGCATTGAAGATGCTAAGGCAAAGTTTGGACAAGCAGCAGTTGACGTGGCAATTAGAATTGCCAGAGGAGAAACTGCAGCAGAGATTGCAGAGACTGCAACCCCAGAACAGTTAAAGTATTTAAGACTGGCTGACAAGAACCAAGGTTTAGAAAAAGACCAGACAACTAAGAAAGACCAGGCAGATAGAGACCTGTTCCAAGATACTCTTGATGCTGTTAACGCTGCTAAGTTCTCACCTGGTCGTCAGTTAGCAAACTTTCTTCTTCCAGGCTCAATGGAAGGTTCAGGGTTTTTCTACAAAGCTATCTCTGGTGTAACCGATGCTGCTTATCGTATTGCTGCAGATCCTCTTCTTGTAGCTGGTAAAGCAAAGCGTCTATATGATATTAAAAAGTACGCAGTAGATGTACTCGTTGGAGACACCGCAAAAGGTGGAACCAAACTTGCAGAGTACTTTGCTAAGCCAACAGCAATTAGTTTTTGGGATGAGTACGGTGCTAACCTAGATGCTCTTAACAAGGCACGTGCTTCTAAGAATGTAAAAGAAGCCATCGTTGCAGAAAACAATCTTAAGCGTCTAGCACCTGAATTTGGTCCAGCAGTAATTAAAGATATGATGAAAGCAGACTTGCCTGTAGTCGATGCACTTACAGCTAAGGCTTACTTTGAGAATGCTGCAGAACTAGGTTCTATTATGACAGGAAGCATTGGTCGTCGTAGAGTTTTAGCTCCTAGACTTGATGTGGCACGTAAGACTCGTGTAACTGCAGCAACTACTGCCAACAAGGTTTTTAATATTGATAAAATGGGTTCACGCTTCGTCAATGATCTATTCTATGGCGCTCCAGCAACTACAGATGGAGTTATGAAGCAACTTGTTGATGGAGTAGAAACAATATCAACAACAGTAACAGCTAGAACTCCAGGAAAAGATGTTGGTCGCTTCTCTATGGAGATGATTAACTATAGAATTGATAAGTTTAAAGCAAAGTTTACAACAATTCCATTCTTTAAGGATGACGTACTAGATGTAACAGCTGTTGATGCTCCAGAACAAATGTATCGTTTAGCAAGATTGGTACTTCCAAAGGCTGAATCCAGAGTATTGGCCTCATCATTTGCTGCGATAGAAGATGTTAACGCTAGAAAAGATGCGTTCTACGGTTTGTGGTCAACCATTGCTGACATTCGTGGCCTTAAGGCAACTGAACCTGGTCAACTAATTGTCCGTCAGTTAACAGGTAAGGGTCAAACACGCTTTAGCGTAGGTCGTTATGGCAAGGCTAAGGATGGCAGTGACATTGCTATCATCCCATCTGATAATTCTGTATTTGTTTCAGCACCATCTGTTGCAGATATTGACAGAGCAGCAACTCGATCAGGTTTAATTCAGCGTATGGCAGGTCTTGCCAACAGTGATTGGGTAGAAAAGATGACTGCAGGCTGGTCATTCTTGACACTTGCCGGTCCTCGTTACGCACTACGTAATGCAACAGAAGACTTAATGGTTAACCTTGCTATCGGTGAGACTGCCTGGGGGCTTGCTAAAGGAAGAATCTTATCTACACGCCTTAATACTGCTAGAGGACTTCAAAAGGGTTTAACTAAATCGGAACGTATCGCAGCTAACCCTCTCGGTGCTGTGCTTAGAATTGTTAATAAAAAAGAAGCAGAATCACTTGCTGCAAGAATGGATGATATTGATGATGTCATCGCTAAAACAAGAGAAGAAATTAGAACATTAAGCAATACTCTAAAATCTACTACCGATGAAGCAGTAAAAAACGCTACAAAGGCTCAGATTGCAGAACTTAAAGCCAGTATCAAGGGTGGTCCAGTTCAACAGCGTAGAGTTATTCTTGCTCAGGCTCTTAACGAAGGTAAGTTAAACCGAGCCTACAAGAGACTTGGCCTTAAGCCACTTGCTCAAGAGGATAAAGAACTTCTTGCAGAGCAGATTCTGCACGGTGATCTTGATAATGCACTTGCTGACATTGTAGAAGGCGGAAAGAACTTTGCAGTAGGCATTGACTATGTAACACGTGCTGTTAACTTTACTCGTCAGCACGGAGTCCGTAGTCTAGCACTCAAGATTGAAGTACCTAGACCATATGCAAGAGCTAAAGGTTCTATTGGCTATAAAGCAATTTCAGTTGGACCAGCAGATGAAGCCTCTATGGTTGCGTGGCTTATGCGTATTGGCTATTACAGCAACGATGAGCTAGGTGCTATTGCTATTGCCAACCTAGACAAAGATGATGCTGTTGCCAAAATCTTTGCTTGGCTTGATGACCCAAAGAATAAGAAGGTTGTAGATGCCTTCCGTTTAGAAACAAACGGATCTACAAAACAACAGCACGCAGAGATAGTCTATAAGGCTACACGTGAACTCTTTGAAAAGCAGAATAAAGATTTAAACCTAGACCTTCTTAACAAGGTGCGTCAAATTGATGACAAGACTGGTGAATATGTAGTTCGTGGAAAGTTATCTCTTGATGACCTACCAGATAATGAACTAGATGTACCAGAATATGTTGTTGGTCCACAACTCGTAGCTGTATCAGATACAGGTAACTACACATCTTCTCTTATGGAGAAGGGTTGGACTTGGCTAGGACTATCAAATGCACGTCTATCTCGTGAGCCATTAGCGCTTGCTGAGATGATTCGTATTCGTAAGGATATGCGTAAGTCTGGCTTTGAAGATGCCTTTATCCAGTCATTTATTAAGAATGTAGACCCAACTAACGCAGCTAAGGTAGAAAAAGCAACTGACCTTGCCAAGCAAAAGCTGGCACAGATTGTCGAAGATAGAGCACGACTACAGATTCTTGACTATGTTGATAATCCAATGGTTCGTAGCCAGTTAGCATTTGGTGTCCGTAACTTTGCACGATTCTATCGTGCTACTGAAGACTTCTATCGCCGTATGTACCGCGTTGTTCGATACAATCCAGAAGCGATTGTTAAAGCTGGACTTACCTATGAGGGTATTACACACTCTGGTTGGATTCAACAGGATGATCAAGGTGAATCTTACTTCGTATACCCAGGCATTGAACCTGTGTACCGCGCAGTTCAAGGCGCTATGACATCATTGGGTATTCCAGCAGAGTTTAGAGTACCGCTTCCAGTTCAGTTCGGTGCTCAGGTAAAGATGATTACACCATCTTTGAACCCTGATTCAATCGTTCCTACATTTGCTGGTCCTCTATCTGGCGTGTCAATGAAGGTAGTTACTAACCTAATTGGCTTCGCAGCACCTGGAACTGCAGACACTATTACACAGATGACAATGGGTAAGTACGCAGTAGACCAGTCTATGGTCTCTGCATTCCTACCTGCTCACATCAATCGTCTTTATGCAGCAATGGATCGTGACGAAAGAGATTCACAGTACGCATCAGCTTGGCGTAAATCGGTTACTTACCTAGAAGCATCAGGTAATGGTGTTCCTAAGAAGTACAACCCAGATGGAACTTTGATTCCGCCTACTGCTGCAGAGCTTGAGGCTTATCGCCTTAAGGTAAAGAACACTACTATCGGTATCCTTGGTACTAGATTCGTATTTGGATTCTTTGCACCTGCATCACCTCAAGTACAGCTCAAGTCAGATATGGCTGAGTGGGTAAGAGATAACGGTAGTGCCAGCTTTAAGCAGGTATGGAATGATTTGCTAGACAAGTATCCAGGTGATTACGATAAGGCAATGGAGAAGTGGGTAGAACTTTACCCAGATCAGATTCCATTTACTGTTACAGAATCTAAGCGTTCAACTGTTGCATACTTTAGATATGCAGAAGAATCTGGTGCATTTGTAGCACAGAATGACCAGCTCTTTAAGCAGTATCCACAGGCCGCTGCTTTCCTTATTCCTCACAAGGCTGGCTTCTCTTGGGATGCCTATAAGACTATGAAGGATATGGGTCTTCGTACCTCTAAGCGTGTAGAAGACTACCTACTTGAAGTACAGACTGCTACAGACCTACAGACTTACTACGATAAAAAGGGTGAGTACGAAAAGAACCTTGAAATGGTTCCAGAAGGTGCAGGCAAAACAGCACTTCGAGAAGAGTTTAACTCTTGGAAAGAACTCTTTTTTGCTGGTCGTCCATTAGTACCAGAGCAACTATCACAGGGTGGACAGAAGGCTGTTGAACGCCTGAAGGCACTTGATGATTTAAGAGCAATGCTTAATGACACCAATGTAAAGGTAAAGCCTTTAACACAGGCAGCTCTCAACGATATGTTAAGACTTTACGATAACTACAAAGAGCAAAAGCAACAACTTGAATCGGTAAGCGGTTCAAGAAATGCTATATCTGCTCTCAAGGATCAAACCATATTGCAGATTAAAATTATCTCAGACACAAATGAGAATACCAAGGCAGCATATAACGTTCTATTCGGAAGTTTATTGGGAGAGTAATGGCTATAACTGATAACGAAATCAAGGCACTTGATAAAGCGTTTAGTGACGCACGTTCAGCCTCTCGCAACGCTAAAACCGCTGCCAAAGTTATATCAGATAGAATAAAGAAGTTTCCAAAAGACTTTCAAAAGGGAACACCACAAGGTGATGCTGCTTATGCTGAGTTGCAGAGACTCGGAACACTTGCTAAAGAAGCGGCAACAAAAGAAGCACAAGCAAAACGCCAACTTGATGCAGCAAAAGCCAGTCAAGCAGAAGTAAAGAATGCTGATAAGAATGAACTTGAAGCCTTGCAAAAAGGTGAAGAATACGTACCGCCTAAAAGCAAGAAAGAATTAGAAGCAGAAGCTGGACTAAAACCAAGAAGCGCAACAGAGGCATATATAAAATCTGTGGCACGTTCCGATTCAGAACAAATTAGGAATCTCCAGCAATTATTAAAGGATGCTGGAAAAAATCTTATCGGCGTTCCCTATTATTCAGGACCAGTTGATGGCAAATACAACGTTGCATTAGGTCAAGCTATTAGAACTGCTGATTCTGAAATGTCACAAATTGAAAAAGAAAGTGACAGTATAGTAGATAGAATTACATTCTTTAATGACATAGCTAGCAGAGGATTGGCTGCGCCAGCAGCTGGTACAGCTGGAAATCAACTTAATATTCCTACCGGATCTAGGACTGTCTTTACGCCAACTGAGGCTACCTCTACGATTAACGCTGTATCTAAAGCAATTCTTGGGCGCGAAGCAACCCCACAAGAATTAACTAAGTTGATGTCTAGCCTTAAAAAAGCACAGTCAAAGGCTATTACTACTACCAAGTATTCAATGGTTAATGGCGTAAGAGTTGCAGATACAACTGGTAACCTAGATGAAGTACAGTTTCTTTCAGATCTTATTAAAAAGAATCCTGAATACGACCAACGCAAGCAGGGCTTGCGAGATGTCGGCAAGGCAGACCTAATGAAGACAGCAGTTGCTAATGGTCTTGACTTAGATAAAACATTTGCAAGTCAGTTGCCTAACTGGACTAAAAGAATTGAGAATGGCGAAGACCCTGAAATCTTTAAGCAGTTAATTCGTCAGACTGCAAAGATTGGTTTGCCAGATAAGATAAATAAGTTACTCGATCAAGGCTTAGACCTTGATGCCGTCTATGCGCCATACAGAAACACTATGGCCTCACTGCTTGAAGTTAACCCAGATTCAATCAGCCTTAGCGATCCTCTATTAAGAAGTGCAATTCAAGGGGATAAAGAAATGCCTATCTATGATTTCCAGCGTCAAGTCAGAAAAGATAATCGTTGGCAATATACAAACAATGCACGAGGTGAGGCAGCAGATGTTGCTAAAACTGTGCTACGCGACTTTGGATTTATGGGGTAACAATGGCTAAGAAAACACCTAAGAAAAGTGAAAATGCTGCAGCACGTGCAGCAACAGAAGCGTACGCCAGTCCTTTCTCTACAGCATTCGGTGGCACAGCACCATCTACTGAACTAGATGCTGCACGTCAATACGCATCACCATTTTCTACAGCCTTTGGTGGAACGGCTCCAACCTTTGCAGCAGATATTCCAGTCGCAACACCACCAGTATCAGATACACCACCAGTTGTAACACAGCCGGTTGTAGTACCACCAGCAAATACAGCAGATGCAGCTGAACTTTTGCGCTTGCGGCAGGAAAAGGCTGCAATGGATGCAGCAGATCTTCGTGACCGACAGTCTGCTTACGATATTCTTTTTAACGAATTTAGCGCCTATGGATTAGGTGCCTTGGTAGAGGATGTTAAGTACCTTCTTCAATCTGACGTATCACCATCACAATTTTCTATTGAACTAAAGAATACTAAGTCATATAAGGATCGCTTTGCAGCCAATGAGAACCGAATCAAAGCTGGTCTAAGAGCACTTAGCCCTGCAGAGTATATTGGACTAGAAGACCAGTACCAAGAAATTATGCGTAACTATGGATTGCCAGCAGCTTATTACACCAAAGATGGAACAGGTAAGCAGGTAGGTTTTGAGAAGTTTATTGCTGGAGATGTATCTGCAGTAGAACTTGAGGACAGAATTGGTACAGCGCAGAAGCGTGTTATTAACGCTAACCCAGAAGTATCTGCAGCACTCAAGCAGTTCTATCCTGATATTACTAATGGCGATATCTTGGCCTATACACTTGACCCAACAAAGGGGCTTGAAGATATTAAGCGCAAGGTAACTGCTGCTGAAATTGGTGGAGCAGCAATGATTCCTAAGAATGCTGCAGGTCAACAGATACTTACTACCTCAGAAGCGCGAGCAATGCAGCTTGCTGGATATGGTGTTGATAAAGCACAAGCAACACAGGGCTTTAGTGCTATTGGCAGTGGATTACAGCGTGGTTCAGAACTCGCTTCAATCTATGGCGAAGATCCTTATACACAGAAAACCGCAGAAGAAGAAGTATTCAAACTTTCAGGACAAACCGAAGCAGAGAAGCAACGCAAAAAGATTACCGGACTTGAGAAGGCTGCCTTTGGTGGTCAGACCGGATTAACTAGCGGAGCGCTAGCAAGAGACCGCGCAGGCGGTATTTAACAGACCTGCCACTAGAACGACTGGCCTAGTGGAGCGACAACAATTACCAGGAGTTAGAGCCATACCGAATCCCCATTCGAGTATGAGGCTAGCGCAATCAACTAATGATAGGGAGAAGGACATATGTCCAATTACGAGTACGAGGATGACGACGACGATTTCACTACGGAATCTCCGCAGTCTAATGACCTTGTAAAGCAACTACGCAAGGCTGCAAAGCAAAAGGATAAAGAACTACAGGAGCTTCGCTCTCAGTTTGAAAACCTAAGCAAAGGCCAGCGCGAACGAGCAATTAAGGATGTCCTCGCAACTCGCGGGATAAACGGCAAGATTGCTTCATTTATTCCGCAGGACATTGACCCAACTGAAGAGTCTTTGTCTAAATGGCTAGACGACTATGCCGATGTATTCGGCTTTGAGTCTGGTCAAACCCAGGCATCACCTAACGTAGACCCTGCTCAAGCGGCAGCGTATAAGAGAATGACTAATACTGCAGATTCTGGTACAGCTCCAGAACACAATGCAGATATTATGCAAAAACTTCTTAATACAAACAGCCGCGAAGAACTGGACGAAGTTATCAGGATGTCTGGACTCTAATCCGATCCTAAACAAGAAAGGCTAGACCCTAATGGCAATTCCAACAGGTACCCCCACTACTACGTCTAGCATCAGCAACCTAGTACAAGCAGCATACGACCAGTATGTTAGAATGGCGCTTCGCTCCATTCCTGTTATGCGCTCACTTGCAGATGTTAAGCCAGTACAGCAGGCAATGCCAGGATCATCAGTTGTATTCTCAATCTATTCAGATTTAGCACAAGCTACATCTACATTGACAGAATCTTCAGATGTATCAAGCATCGCACTCGGTAACCCTTCACAGGTTACAGTAACACTGAACGAATACGGTTCAGCAGTTACAACAACAAAGAAGCTAAACCTAACTTCTTTCAACGACGTTGATTCAGCACTCGCTGACATCATCGCGTACAACGCAGCAGACTCAATCGACAACGTAGTAGGTCAGGTCCTCTCAGCAGGAACTAACGCAATCTACGCAAACGGTCCTTCAGGTACTGCTCCAACTTCATCTGCAACAGTTCTACCAGTAGACACAATGTCAGTAGCGGATATCCGCAACGCTGTTGTATCACTACGCACAAACAAGGCATTGCCTCGTATGGGTGAACTCTATGCAGCATACCTCCACCCACGTCAGTCAGCA